TGAACGTCAAGGAAACGAAACAGAACATAATCCTCGCTGGGCACAAAGCAGTTGAGGAATTAATAAAAGTGGCTAAAGAAGCTATTGTAGATTCTGATGACGATATATCTGCTGATAGATTAAAAAATGCTGCTGCAACTAAGAAGCTAGCTATATTTGATGCTTTTGAAATACTAAATCGTATTAAAGAAGAGGAAGATATGTTAAACGAAAAACCAAAAGAAGAGATTACAACTAAAGCTTTTGGTGGATTTGCAGAAAGAAGATCTAAGTAATGTATAAACAAACGTTATACAAAGTAATTGATCACATAAAACCACATGTAATAAAAAGATTAAACAAATCTAAAAAGTGGGATTATGGTTATAATAAAGAACACGATGTTATTGTTATATCTAAAACAGGTCAGATAGGTGAAGTATATGAAATACAAAATTTAAAAATAGCATTACCAAAAGAAAAAGATGTTAATAAAGATTTTGATACATGGCAAGTCCATGAATATCCTAAGGCATTAAAAAAAATTAAAACAATATTTGACTGGAAACAATACCCAGATGATTTTAAAGAAAAATGGTATGTTTATATTGATAGAGAATTTGCCAGGCGCCACGAAGGTTATTGGTTCACTAATAAAGGTAAAGCTACTTATATTACTGGTACTCATTACATGTACTTGCAGTGGTCCAAGATTGATGTTGGGCAAGCAGATTTTAGAGAAGCAAACAGATTATTCTTTATATTCTGGGAAGCTTGCAAAGCAGATAAACGTTGCTACGGAATGTGTTATCTCAAAAACAGACGGTCTGGTTTTTCATTCATGGCATCTGGCGAAACAGTCAACCTTGCCACTATCTCTAGTGATGCTAGATACGGTGTCTTATCAAAGTCTGGGTCTGATGCAAAGAAAATGTTTACCGATAAAATCGTACCCATTTCCGTCAACTACCCGTTTTTCTTCAAGCCAATTCAAGACGGTATGGATAGGCCAAAAACAGAACTTGCTTACAGAGTTCCAGCTAGCAGATTTACAAGACGTAAAATAGATAGCAACGAACAGTTAGAAGAGCTAGAAGGATTAGATACAACTATTGACTGGAAGAATACAGGGGATAATAGTTATGATGGTGAAAAATTAAAATTACTAGTACACGATGAATCTGGTAAGTGGGAAAAACCTGACAACATATTAAACAACTGGAGGGTTACAAAAACTTGTTTACGATTAGGTTCTAGAATTATAGGTAAATGTATGATGGGATCAACGAGCAATGCTCTTGACAAAGGCGGTAGAAACTATAAAAAAATATATGATGATTCAGACGTTACCAGAAGAAACCGCAACGGGCAGACTAGCTCGGGATTATATAGCTTGTTCATTCCTATGGAATGGAACTACGAAGGATACATTGATTCTTATGGCATACCTGTCTTCGAGACACCCAAAGAAAAAAAGAAAGGACCAGATGGTTTCCCAATTGAAATCGGAGTTATTGAACACTGGGAAAATGAAGTAGATGGTCTTAAGGACGATCCTGATGCACTTAATGAATTATATCGACAGTTTCCTCGTACTGAAAAACATGCGTTCAGAGATGAAACAAAAGCTTCTTTATTTAATTTAACTAAAATTTATGAACAAATAGATTTTAATGAAGATTTAAAACACTCTGCAGTATTAACTCAAGGTAATTTTCAGTGGGAAGGAGGAGTTAAAGATACCAATGTACAGTTTAGTCCAAGCAAACAAGGTAGATTTGTAATATCTTGGTTTCCTGAAACTCACCAACAAAATAGACATATAATAAAAAACGGTGTTAAATACCCTGCTAATGAACACTTAGGTGCTTTTGGTTGTGACAGTTATGATATATCAGGAACTGTAGATGGTAGAGGTTCTAAAGGATCTTTACATGGTTTAACAAAGTTTAGCATGGATAACGCACCTGCTAATTTATTTTTTTTAGAATATATAGCTAGACCACAAACAGCTGATATATTTTTTGAAGATGTGCTTATGGCATTGCATTTTTATGGCATGCCACTTCTTGCAGAAAATAATAAGCCTAGATTATTATATTATTTAAAACGTAGAGGTTATAGACAATACTCTATGAACAGGCCAGATAAAACAATGTATAAATTATCTGTTGCTGAAAAAGAAATAGGTGGTATACCTAATTCAAGCGAAGATGTAAAACAAGCTCATGCTGCTGCAATAGAATCTTATATAAACAGTTTTGTAGGTTATAACAACGAACAGTATGGTACAATGTATTTTCAGCGTACACTAGAAGACTGGGCTGCTTTTGATATAAACAATAGAACAAAACATGATGCATCAATAAGTTCTGGCTTAGCTATAATGGCTTGCAATAAAAATAAATATAGACCGACTGTTGAAATTATTAAAGAAAAAGTGTCTTTAAATTTTAGTAAATACAACAATGATGGCAATAATTCAAAAATTATAATAAATGATTAATACGAGTACTAATAGTTCGTTTCCTAATCAGGTGGTACCTGAGGCAGAAAAGCGAAGCTTGGAATATGGCTTACTTGTTGCACGTGCAATTGAATACGAATGGTTTAGAGGAGGTAGAATTAATAACAGTCGTTGGAATAATGGTTATCAAAACTTTAACAGATTAAGATTATATGCTAGAGGTGAACAACCTATACAAAAATATAAAGATGAATTATCAATTAACGGTGATTTATCTTACTTAAATTTAGACTGGAAACCAGTACCTATTATACCTAAGTTTGTAGATATAGTAGTTAACGGTATATCATCTAAGAATTACGATATAAAAGCTTACGCTCAAGATCCATTTTCACAAAAACAAAGAACAAACTATGCTAATGGTGTAATGAAAGACATGATGGCTAAGCCATTGATAGACAGCATAGAACAAAACTTAGGTGCTACATTATATAATTCTTTAGACCCTGAAAATTTACCAGGATCAAAAGAAGAGTTAGAAGTTCACATGCAACTTAGTTATAAACAGTCTGTAGAAATTGCCGAAGAAGAAGTTATAAACAATATATTAGATTTTAATAAATATCATTTAACTAATAAAAGACTAACAGAAGATATAGTAACTATAGGTATTGGTGCTTGTAAAACAACATTTAATAAAGCTGAAGGTGTTACAATAGACTATGTTAACCCAGCTAATTTAGTTTACTCATATACAAATGATCCTAATTTTCAAGACATATATTATGTTGGTGAAATAAAAGCTATAACTTTACCTGATCTTAAAAAAGAATTTCCTGATTTAAGTGATGAACAATTAGAAAAAATATCTAAATATCCTGGAAGAGAAGGTTATATGAGAGGAGCGAACAATAATAATGATTTAGTTCAAGTATTGTACTTTGAATATAAAACTTATATTGATCAGGTATTTAAAATAAAAAGAACAGATACAGGTTTAGAAAAAGCATTAGAAAAACCTGATTTTTTTGCACCACCACCAAGTGATAACTTTGATAGAGTATCAAGAAGCATAGAGGTATTATTTACAGGTGCTAAAGTAATGGGTGTAGATGAAATGCTTAAGTGGGAAATGTCAGAGAATATGACAAGACCTAACAGTGATTTAACTAAAGTTAATATGAATTACTGTATAGTTGCACCGCATATGTATCAAGGACGTATTGATTCATTGGTAAATCGTATAACAACGTTTGCTGATATGATACAATTAACATCGTTAAAATTACAACAAGTGATTGCAAGGATGGTACCAGATGGTGTATTTGTAGATGTCGATGGTTTAGCAGAGGTTGATTTAGGTAATGGTACTAATTATAATCCTCAAGAAGCTTTAAACATGTATTTCCAAACTGGTAGTATAGTTGGTAGAAGTTTAACACAGGATGGTGATCCTAATAGAGGCAAAGTACCTATTCAAGAGTTACAAACGTCAAGTGCTAATGGTAAAATACAATCATTAATTAATACATATCAGTATTATTTACAGATGATAAGAGATGTAACAGGACTTAATGAAGCAAGAGACGGTAGTTTACCTGAAAAGAGTACGCTAGTAGGGTTACAGAAGTTAGCCGCTAATGCATCCAATACCGCAACTAGACATATATTAGATGCTAGTTTATATCTAACTCTTAGAACTTGTGAAAACGTATCGCTTAGAGTAGCAGATATGATAGATTTTGATCTTACAAATGCTGCTTTAGTTAAAAGTTTAGGTAAATTTAATGCTGCAACACTACAAGAAATAGATACATTACACTTGTATGACTTTGGTGTTTATTTAGATTTAGAACCTGAAGAAGAAGAAAAAGCTATGTTAGAGCAAAATATACAAATGGCTCTACAACAACAACAAATATATTTAGAAGATGCTATTGATATTAGAGAGATTAAAAATCTAACATTAGCTAATCAAGTATTAAAATATAAAAGACAGCAGAAACAAGAGAAAGAACAGTTGCAGCAACAACAAAATATTGAAGCTCAAGGTAAGGCTAATCAAGAAGCTTCTGAAGCAGCTGCAATGAATGATGTTCAAAAAGCTGAAGCCGTTGCTCAAACAGAAACACAATTAGAACAATCCAAATCTCAGTTTGAAATACAAAGAATGGAAACTGAAAACCAACTTAGGTTACAAATAATGGCTCAGCAATTTGAGTATGATATGAAGCTTAAGCAAATGGATGTGGATAACTCTAAGAAAAAAGAAGCTGAAATTGAAGATCGTAAAGATAAACGAACTGAAATGCAAGCTTCACAGCAATCAAAATTAATTGAACAAAGACAAAATGATTTGCCTCCAACTGATTTTGAAAGTGAAAACTCAATGGAACTACC